CAAGGTATTTCTATGCCTTACCAGAACAAACGGCTGGTTTGAACGCACTTTATTTGCGTCTCGGATCGAAGTCCGATAGCGGTCGTATCGAACCGAGGGAGCTTAAGCCCCCGTCAACTGGTCAGTTGATGCTCCTTTTGAGCACTGCCCTCGCTGGGGAGTATGGTACATATAGTCCCATACCAACCACATGGTTGGAAGTAGGTGATCTACTCGTCCCACTTTGGGCCGTATACGCGAATAATCCGCGTGATTTGGAACCGATACGGTACCATCCAGTGGATTATCCACGGGCAAGACTCACTTGCTTGGCCGAGCCTGGGGCCAAATGCCGAACCTTGAGCATTAACCAAGAATGGTTACTTGTTCTCTTTCAGAACATGAGGTTCATGATTGAACCTATCCTGGCACGTGACGGGAGAGCCCGAATTGGGCTCCGATCCACCAATAAAATGTGGAGTTTTCTTAAATTCCTCGCATCGAGGAACAAAACCGGAAAGATCTTCGGTCAAAGCACTGATTATAGTGCTTCCACAGATTATATTTATCTGTCAGTGATCGAAACGATCTGGAGAGGTTTTCTCTCAAATGTCGATAAGCGACATCCCTTCCTGGTTTTTCAGGAACTCATCTGGTGTCCCAGAAATCTAGAAATAGATAAACCGTTCGAACGGTTTGTCACACTCGGTGACAAAACCCATAAGCGGGGTTCTTTCATGGGAGAGCCCCTGAGTTTTATGACGCTTACGCTCATTAATCTCATAATCAATGAGATATCGGAATTCTATTTCCGAGTGGGACGCCCACTATGGTCAGGTATTGACCACTACATTGAGTGTAGAGATCCAATTGGGATCTGTGGAGACGATTTTGTCTCCGTACGACACGATGCTGGTCGTATCCGTATTTTTAATACGGTTGCCCTAGAAGTGGGCATGAAACTTTCACGCGGGAAAGACTTCCAGTCTGGAAGAGTACTCATCTTTTGTGAGGATCACATTATTGTGATCTTTGACCCAGCGGCCAATACTATTCGGTTTGAATATGTAGACGTTGTGAAATCACGTCTTTTTACGACAATGTGTCGTCAACATTCCGATAATCGGAGTTCAGTCCTTGGTAAAGGACGGATGTTGGGTAATCAACTCGACTATTTTCCATCTGAAAATCAGAGATTAACTTCTGTGCAACATACTTTAGTATGTTAGACCGGGCTTATACCGGTGCGATCTCTCGCAGTAGACTACCAGTCTACTTGCCACCATCTTGTGGTGGGTTGGGAATCCCAACTGTAGCTGGCACGCTACCGCCCTGGATCGGGGCGTATACCGATTATATCCTTTCGGTTTTGGAAGAAAAGGACTTTCTTAAACGATACATGGCTATCATGGAATTGAGGAATCTCAATACACGCAATAAACATGGCGTTGAGGCAGCTAAGGATGCCCTCGAAATTCTTCGAACCGAAATGTCGGGTATGGTCTTCGCTGAGACCGAAATCATAACTGATTT